GATAGGAACTGTGCCGCTATGAATAACTTGTATTTCATCAACAGATTCACTGCGTAATATTTGATAAGCAGAAGCCCAAGAAGCAGAACCGCCACCAACTATAATAAGTTTTTTCATAGCATCATTCCTTTTAGGTTGTTTTCGTAAATATCGCACACTTCACTAAATTGTTCTTCAAAACAAAGTTGAAATACTAGTCTAGTATCATTGTCTTCTGTAAAATGAACGTTATGATTATATCCTCCAGTGTTTAATATAGCACCTTGGTTATCATAATTTATATCACATACAAAGTTTTCGTCATCGTCGTAAAAATGTGTCTTGCCACCGTTGTTGGTTAATGGAAAACTAATAACAGTTTGTCTTGGCATATATAAATTTTCGTATTCGTTATATCTATTTTTGTCTTTGTGTATTTTACTTCCAGATTCTGTTACTCTCAACATTTGACATACACAATTTAGTCCAGTAGTGTTAAACTTTTGTATGGTACTAGGAAGTTTAAAGAAACTTATTTTATAACTTATGTCTACAAATGCCTCTGGTGCATATGCTATTTCTAACAATTGCTCCTTAGTATCATCTGATATCATATAAGGTATTAATTTATAATACGGTTCCATAAACTTCTTTCATTTTTTCATATTCAGTCATTAGTTTTTGTGTAATAGGTCCAGACTTTTGTGTTGCAGTAACTCCACCACTTGAACTTGTTATAAAAACTTCATCTGCATTATTAAATTCTTCTTGTGATATTGGTAGTCTACAAAACATAATACCGTGGTTTCGTGCAATGTCTTCTACTACTGTCATTGTAATACCTTTTAGAACATTTTTGTCTGCTGTGTAAATGACTTTGTTTTTAACAATGCCTACATTAAATCCTGGACCTTCTGTAACATGCCCATCTACATCTACTAGAATAGTTGTATCTGCATCTGTTGGTTTATTGCGTTGACTCATTGTTAAGTCTAGCCATGCCATATTTTTATATTCTTGTCCATAGTAATCATCACTTACTCTGTTTGTATTTGTATCTAAGTGTAAATTTACAATTGGGTTATTTGCGATAGGATAACTAGGCTTAATATACATAGCAAAATGTATTGGACAGTTTGCAATATCTCGTGGATTGCCACTTGGAGGAGCTCCACGCCATACAAGAAACCAAACAAATGCATTTGTAACATCATTTAGTTTTTTAAGTTCTTTAACAATAGCTAATCTGTCTACATCTGGTAGCTCTAGTCCATATCGCTTTGCACTGTTTTCAAATCTCGTTGAATGTCTATCATAACAAAATGCGTTGCCGTTATAAACAGGCATAACATCATATGTAGCATCACAATGTATAAATCCAAAGTCCAATATACTTGGACCAATTTCTCTTAATGGCTTATATTCGCCATCTCTATATGCTATTAAATCTAATACGTTAGTCATCAAAATGCACCTTTTTTAATTGTGGGTCGTCTGGTAGTTTTTTCTTAAGAGTTTTTAACCTATTAAGTCTCCACTCGAGTAATTTAAAATCAAGTACCCAAGGAAAAATTGCATGTATCAAACTCCCAATGCAAACAAATACTAGGAAGAAAAACTCCATGATGGCAAGTTTGAAATGCCAAAGGTATCCAACAATTCCATTTAAATGTTCTACATTTGCTTTATATTTTGCATCTTTTAGATGCTTACGATTGAACCACATAGTTCCCTCTCAATCTATTTCTTCTTTTTGTATACTCTTGTATATTCAGCTTCCATACTGTTTGCAGTGTATAGTATAACACAATGTCTGAATGCTTGTCAAGTATTCCTTGCTTTGCAAGTAAACCCATTAGTCTATGATTACGTGATGCTTTGCCATTTGAATGTTCGTGATCAATGTTAGTTGTTAAGTATAACTCATCACTAGGACACCATTCAATAAATTTTGGAATCATTTCACGTTGTGTAATACTATTCCAGTCGCCTTTACCTAATCCCTTAAAGTTATCATTGTGTGGTAATTCGCACCCTCTAAACATTATACGCCATGCATTTGGGCCCACTTCGGGTAACGGATGACATCCTGCTACTGCTACAATTTCATTGTTAACAATAGCACAAAAATACTCGCCTTGTTCTTTACACCATTCGTATTTCATGGCTTGCAAACTACTATTGTTTATATATTTTAATTCTTTTGCATTATCACAGAAACGTTTTAATAATGAAAGATGATCATCAGTTATTATTTCTATCTTCATGTGTGTTACCTTTATTTGGTATTACCAGGTAGACAAGGCGGCTCTTAGCCAGATATTAGTAGTTCCATCATAATCTGCGTTAGCTATATATATGTAATTACCATCTGTTGCAATATCACCTTTTTTATCGCCATTTTTTCCTATTGACGAGCTAGGCACTGTTTTTATAATAGGATTTGAAACACTTAAATTAGTTGTAGTTATTGGTGATGATGAAACTATAGTTCCACTTTCTGATAATCCAGTTATTCCTGGTTGTGTTATACTTTCTTTTGGCCCACCTGAACTACTTTGTTGCACTGCTTGTATAGTGCGATCTGAATATCCTATTACTCTATTACAATGATCGTAGATTGGCTCTCTATCTGCTAGAGGAACTGTTGGATCTCCATCATTTGTTAATTTTGCTAACATTTCCGGTTCTAGTAAATAATGAAAAATATGACGTCCTTGATCGTCTACTGGGTATCCCTTTAAACTATTAAACAATGCTTGCAAATTACTTGCATATTGTTGACTCTTTGCTAATGTCATATTATCCATGTCAACTGCTACACCTACACCTGTGTGTACTCTATTGCTCGGTGCAAATATACTACCACCAGATGCTACAGTAGAACCACTGCCAAAGTTATTTTCAAACTTTATTAAGTTTTTTATGTCTGAACTAAATGCATTTAGATCACTAATAATACTATTTTTTAATGAAGCAGGCATTCCAAGTAAGTTATTAATGTTAGCACCTAACTGTGCTAATAGACCACCTGTAAATAAATCTGGTGTAAATTTTCCATCACTGCCAATGCATCCACCTATATCGCTATCTGCCATAGTTCCTAGTGTATCGAGTATATCTTTGCCTGCACCTGTAAAACTACCCATTGAATCTTTTAATACATTTGGAATAGCACGTGGTACTACTGGTGTTCCACAGAAATTAATCATATTTGCGATTGCGGCAAATTCTGCTACTGCAGCATTTAGTCTTTCTAGTGCATTGTCAATATTAGTATGTGCAATAAATTCGTCTAGTGCTGCTTCTGCCTCTTTTAATGCATTTTGTAAATCTTCTAAGCCTGCAGGTATTTCAGGTATTAATCTACCTATATTTACTTTTAAACATATTTGTAGGTTAGGTAACTTTATACCATTACCTGCTAACAAACTACATATGATTTCTTTTAAGCTGTATGATTGTGTTTGAGGTGTTACAGTACCTGTTTCGGTATCAACATCAAACTTACCGGTAGGTATATCTAATTTAGTTGAATTAAGATAGTCACTTGCATCTTTTAATGGTCCTGTAAAATCACTCATATCAAGATCCTATGTGTACATTTGGACTACCAGAAGTAGCTGAAGGACTACAATGCGGACCACCCGGCAATGGGCATAATGAATCTGGTGCTGCTCCGTTGCCGTTAAGGACAACTAATATTCCACCAACAAATACATCATTACATGCTGCGTTTAGGCCGCCGCCGCCATGACTATTTGGATCAGCATTAACGCTGATTGGTTGAGTATTTACAAACACGTTTGAGTTGTTTGATGCATTTGTACTTGCACCGCAACTACGTGAGTCTCCATTTCTATGAACCTGTGGCACTTGCTATTGCTATTCCTGTACTTTGTTTAATATACATATCGCTAGCATCTTTTGCCGACTTAACTATGCATATAACATTATTTATCTTTAGTTTTACTTTAGTATCAGGTGCAATTGTAAACATGTATGGTGCTAATGCCATTCCATTTTGCGCCGCAATTAAAATATAAGGCTTAGCAACTGTAACTACATCTTCGTTTTCATCTTCAAAACGTGCAATCATTTCTTCACCTGAAGAAAGTTTGATACTTACAACATCACCTACTTTGTACTGTGCTTCTATTAACATATATTATCCTTTATAATGAATGTCCAGTACCATTGTAATTTGTATCTTCAATGTACTTGACTAATTGATCGTACCCACCTATTTTGTTACCACTAACAACGATCTGTGGGAATGTTCTGGCAGTTGGAAACTCTTCTACCATAACTTCTCTTGTGAAATCTTTATCTAACTGCTTGTATTCAAAATCTAAACCTCTAGACTCGCATAACCTTTTAGCGGCGTCACAATAACCGCATTGTGTTTTTCCATAAATTGTAATCATAAACTCATCCCTGAAAATGTATCTTCACTTACATCTTTTTTCACACCACCAATAATATAAGAACTAATCTCTGTCTCTTGTGGTGCTACTTGCACTTCTGCTCCACTAATCCATTTTTGTGTCCACGGCAATGGGTTTGCTTGTGAAGTTGTATAAGGACATTTCATACCAAGTGCTATCATACGCTTACAACAAATCCATTCAATGTAATCGCTCAACAACTGTGCATTAAGACCAATCATTGATCCATCCTTAAACAAATAGTTTGCCCATTCTTTTTCTTGTTCAACTGCATCAACGAACATTTGTGTTACTTCGTCTTTACATTCCTCTGCAATCTTTACAAAGTCTGGGTCTTCTTTTGTTAACACTTTTGATAACAAGTACTGTGTACTTGCTAAGTGTACGTTTTCGTCACGGGCAATAAACTTAATAATCTTAGCATTGCCTTCCATCTTTTTAAGTTCTGCAAATGCCCAAGAGCATGCGAAACTTACATAGAAACGAATTCCTTCTAAAATGTTAACACTATTCAATGTTAACCAAATCTTTTTCTTTAATTCATATTCATCTACTTCAACTGTTTTACCATTTACTTTGTGTTTACCTACGCCTAGCAATTGATAATACTGTGATAGTTCAATAAGCTCGTCATAATATTTTGAAATATCATCACCGCAATCTGTAATTTCCTTACTGTCCATTAGCTCATCAAATACTACAGTAGGATTAGAATAAATGTTACGGATAATATGTGTATAACTGCGTGAGTGAATTGTTTCACTAAATGTCCAAGTCATAATCCAGTTTTCTAGTTCTGGTAAACTTACAATAGGTCCAAATGCTTCTACTGGTGCTCTGCCTTGTACACTGTCTAATAAGATTTGCCTTTTCAAATTAGCAGTAAAAATGTGTTGTTCATGCTCAGTAAGATTTTTAAAATCCTGAGAATCTTTACTAACATCTACTTCTTCGGGGCGCCAAAAGAATCCCAACTGTTTGTCAGTTAGTTTATCAAACTGTTTATACTTTACAGTATCATATCGTTGAAAGCCTAATTGGCCATCTAGAAATGCATTACATTCAGTATGGTATTTTTCATTTGTTGTGTTTAAAATTGTCATTCATGTGTTTCCTTAAATTGTGCAACTATCACAGTAGTCGTCATATTCGCCGTCTGATTCAAAACTATCTCTTCCTAATAGTTCTTCTTTACTTTTCTTATCAAAATCAATTTCGCCTTGTCCGTCAAATGTATTAAAGTAATACAATTGCTTACCACCATACTTGTAGAACATTACAAGATGTTGTAACATGACACTCATTGGTATCTTTTCTTCTTCATAGAATTCTGGGTTGTAGCTTGTATTAACACTGATACCTTGATCGATATACTTTTGCAATACTGCCATAATTTTTAAATAACCTTCTGGACTACGCTGGTCCCACAGTAGGTCATATTTGTTCTTTAAGCGTGGATAACCAGGAACCACTTGCTTTAGTACTCCGTGTTTACTTTGCTTAACACTAACAAATGCACGTGGTGGTTCAATACCGTTTGTGCTGTTGCTAATTTGTGCTGATGTTTCAGCAGGCATAAGTGCCATTAGTGTACTATTGCGAATACCTGTTGCTTTAAGTTGTTTACGCAATCCATCCCAATCCATACGTTCAGTGTGAGGTACTAGCTCATCTAATTCTTGCTTGTATGTTTGATTAGGAGTAATTCCATCGCCGTATTTTGTTTCATATATACCATCAATGTTTCCTTTATCAATGGCCAAATCTGCACTTGCTTTAATTAAGTAATAACTCCATGCTTCTGCCCATTCGTCTACTAATTCTAATCCATCTTTATCAATATCTTGATAATTTAAATCATTCTTTGCTAACCAAAATGCAAAGTTAATAATACCAATACCCAATGGACGTCTTTTTGCTGTGCTTAGTTCTGCGGCTAATACTGGATACTTTTGATAATCCAATAGCTCATCTAGTCCACGCACTGCAAGTCTACATACTCGTTCAAAATCTCCTGGAGATTTAATGTTACCCCAATTAATTGCACTTAATGTACATAAACTAATTTCTCCATGTGTATCACTGAAAAAAGATAATGGTTTAGTAGGCAAGTTAATCTCACAACATAAGTTGCTTTGTTTAATAGGTGCTACTTCTGGCTTAAACGCTCCATGTGTATTTGCATGATCCACATTCATTAAGTAAATGCGTCCAGTGTTTTTGCGTTCTTCCATAAACTGTCCAAATAGTTCTGCCGCTGGCATAACTTTCTTTCGTGTTACTGTACGCTCTGCTTCTTCATATAATTCTTTAAAT